CCTGCCAACCTTTAGTTGAATCTACATAAATTAAAGTTACTGATTGAGATTTAATTGCTAAATTTGTATTAGCAGCTATACCATTAATTTTTGAACTATTTCTACAAAGAGTTACTGCATTTGTTTGCCAAGTATTACCATAGTCTTTTAAAGCTACTACATCTCCAGCGCTTGGCGATGAAGGAAGTGTAACTGTAACAGCTCCACCACTTGTATTTACAAAATATCCTTTTTGATCTGCTGCTGTAAAAGGAGAAGTCTTTGCTGTTGTACACCATAATACTGATGAAGTTGGAGTACCAAAACCTGTTTGTGAAGCGCCTGATGCTAATGCAACAGTTTGACCTGAAGAACCAACTGTAATAGTTGATCCACATTTTTTGATGATATTAGAACCATCTGAAACTTTTTGTATGTTATCTGCTTTAATTATACTTGCCATATTTTACCTATTGAAATTGATATCTTATTATTATTATACCTGAACCACCATTTCCACCTGTTGTTCCTGGTGGATTACCAGCACCTGGTCCTTGTCTTGAAACACCTCCTCCACCTCCACCTGTGTTTGTTGTTCCTGGTCCTCCTGCTCCTGCTGCTGCTGGACCTGGACCACCTTGTCCTCCTCCACCTGAACCTCCTGCACCATTACTTCCTGCGTTTCCTCCAACTCCTTCTGTTCCACCTCCGCCTCCACCTGCAAAATATCTTGTTGAACTTACTGGTCCTGCTGTTCCATAACTTGGAGCTGTTGGTCCAAAAAATGGATTAGCAATATAAGAACCTACTCCACCTGCTCCACCATTATTATTTGGTGTTGCATTTACGCCTACTGCTCCTGCACCTCCACCGCCTCCAGCGCCTCTTGCTGTAGTTGTTGGTGATGGATGTCCACCTTGACCACCATTATTACCTTGTGATGGTGATACTGGTGGTGTGTTACCACTAAATACACTTGCTCCATTAGGATTTTCACCTCTTTGTCCTCCACCTGATCCTCCTGATCCCGCAGAAAAAGATGGTGCTGCAACATTGCTTCCTGTGCTTGCTCCACCCCCAGCAGAAGTTATACTTGAAAAAACTGCATTTGATCCTGCTGAACCTGTTGCACCACCTGCTGCTCCTCCACCACCTACTGTAATTGGATATGTTGTTGATGCTGAAACAGGTAAACCTGCTGGTGCATTCAAAGGTGAATTTGAACCAGGTGCTGATGAGAACATTCTAAAACCACCTGCTCCGGCTCCGGCCCCTTGTCCACAACCACCTGCACCGCCGCCACCTGCAACTACAAAATAATTAACTGTATTGTTAGCTGGTGTTGGAGCAGTATCAATTACAAGATTACTAGAACCTGTAAATATATGAGATCTAAAATTACCACAATTTACTATTGTTCCACCAGTTGCTACTATAAAATTAGGTGTACCTGTTACATTAGAAGTTGAATCCATAGTATTTTTCCAACCCTCTGTATCATCTACATATACAAAAGTTACTGATTGACCTTTTGTTGATAATGTTGCGTTTGCAGCTGTACCACCTATTTTTTGTGAACCATTTGCTGCTATTATTAAATTATTTGTTTGAAAAGTGTTTGTATAATCTACGACAGATACAATATTACCTGCTGATCCTGCTGGTAAATTCATAGTAAAAGCTCCACCTGATGTGTTTGCAAAATAGCCTTCGCCATTTGCTGCTGTGAATGTACTTGTCTTAATTGATCCTGTTTGCCAATCGACAGTTCCTGTTCTTCCAAAACCTGATTGAGTTGCACCACAACCTAAAGTTACACTTTGGCCTGATGTTCCTAAAACTAAATTTGTACCAGGACCGCCAACTGTAACCGTTGAGCCACTTTGTTTATCAATTGCATCTACATTTATTTTACTCATTAAACTACTACCAATGTCCCTGTTACTGTGATTGTGCCAGGTATAGTAATAGGTCCTGCGAGAACAGCGTTCTCAACAGTTTGCGTACCATCTATAGTGGCTGCTTGATTTTTTATAAATTCATCAGGAGAAGTCTGTCCTCCTATATATTGGATCCCATTTATTATTGCCGTCATAATCCTCCTTAAGAACTAATTGTATCAATATACGAAAGAACCACGTCCAAACTACTACTTGCACTTGAAACGGCTTCTAACGTATCACCACTAGCTAAAACAATTTTAGCGCCACCTTGAATTAATTCAATAGCGCTGTTTGGTGGAACACTAACTCCTTTTGCTAAAAAGTAATCAGCTCCGCCTTTTGCAATTTTAACGTCAATTGCAATTGTTGAAGTTGTAATATTACAACATCTAATACCAATAACTGCATCGTAGTCTCCACCCGCTAACAATGTAGTATCACTTGTTCCAATTGTTCTAACTAATACGTTTCTAAAATCTTGTGCCATATTTTTTTCCTATCTATAATGCCACTGCCATTGCTAATGCAAAGCCAGATGACGCTGCTCCTATTGGATTACCTGATGCATCCAGATAAACCGATTTACTTGCTGGTAAAGTACAAAATACATCTTTTGTGCCTCCAGAAAAGTTAACTGCTGAATCTGAATTAGAACTAGAAAGAACTTGAGTTCTAGTTAAGTTAGCGCTTGATCCATCTAATGTACCACGTCCTACCTCAAACTCACTTGTACCTTGATTAAAGATACAATAGTAAGTTGTATTACTATTTCCTATTCCTTGTGCAAAAGTTTCAAAACCAGTTACTGCTGCTCCAAGTGCCATTGCACCTGTACCAGTAGTTGTGCTTGTAACTTTTACTCTATCATTTATTACTAACGCCATAAATTTTTTCCTTAACTCATACTTATAATTGCATTTGCCGGTGTACTAGGATCAGGGAAAGCAATTGTAAACGTACCATTAGTAGCCGTTTTACTTCCGCCAAAATCTAATACAACACATAATTTATCTGATTTGTCATCATTATAAATAGCTGCTCCTGCTGCACTAAATGTAGCACTAGCTATTGATGAATCAGCAAAGTCAACAGATGCTACTGCAGTACCTGAAGCAACCGCTTGTGAACCTAAAACTTTTCCACCTGTTGTATAACCAGAACCACCTCCAGAACTTACTTCATTTGCAGTAAGATAAGTTGTGCTTGATGTGCTATATGAAGATATACTTGTGTACAATGCTATTTTAAATGAATCTCCGCCACTTGCAAAATTATGTGTTCCCGAAAAGAGTTCTCCTCTAAATGCGAACGGTATTATATTTGCCATATTATTTTCTCCTTATTTATTTATTACTTGATGGATTTTTGGATTCTAAAACGGTACGAATAACCCCATCNTGATATTCGTCTCGGCGTCTTCGACCTTGTTGTTCGATCGCATACGATAGTAAAGCTTTTTCATAAGCTTGTGAATAGTATTGTAACATATCTGCGGGACCTTTCAAGTACCCATATGCATTTACAAGAGATCCATATANAATAAGATCTTGATACTTATTTGATAAAAAGGTTCCAGTTCCACTAACTGTGGCATCTGTTAAACTAACTGGCTCTTTATTATAGGCTAAAGTGATACTATATGTTTTATCAGGAGTAGGTGCTACTACCCAAAAATCTTCATCCCAATTAGCATAGTATTTTGGTATATCTACAGCTGCCGTGTCAGGTGTAGAATAATATTCTGCCATAAAACTAGTGTCTCTTTGCTCTAAATAATATTGATTTCCCGCTGAATCTGTAAGTTGAGCATATCTAATTAATCTTAAATCTGAAGGTATAGTTACATATCGATTACCTATAATTAAGCTTGATGTTGCGTAATGTCTGTCTTGATCTGAATCGACTTCTCTATAAATTTTATTTTCTGCGTTTTGAATAAGTCTATTTACAACAGAATCTGTAAAAACATTACTTCCTACTTCTGTGTAACCTCTAATATCTGTTTGTAAATCTGTTAAAGTATATGCCATTATCCGTTTACTACCTCAAGTGTTACTGGTCCTGCTGAACAGTTATCTCCTCCACCTTGTATATTACCTGACGTTGCATTACTAGTGCTTGTTATATAAAAATAATTTATAGGAGTTGTTAATACATCTGTTGTCGTAGCTCCTGTAACATTTCCTGCTGAATCAATTTGACCTAAAGCAATAGTAAAACCATTTGCATTATTTAAATCACTTACATTATCAAAGGTAGGTATATTTATAAAAGCTTGTAGATTTCTTTGATCAGCTTCATCTGCACCTCCTGCGCCTGCACTTGTTACAACAGGTGGTCCTCTAAATCTTACAATGTCACCAGCTTTTCTTTGATGATCTTCTGAATAAACATTTATATAAGTTGCTCCCCCATATTTGATAGTTGTAAATGGATTGTTTTCTAATAAAATTAAACTAGCAACNGATGCAGGTTTTGGTCTTGGATTATATAAAGCTATTGAATCTGCTCCAATAGGTTTTGGTTGAAGTTGTGGTTGCTTTGCTTCATACTCTGAAGTGTGAACTAAAGATCCATTCCATTCTCTAACCATTTCAGTATATGGAAAAGCCATACCAGATCTATCTGATATTGCTAATGATCTTTTACCTGCTGCATACTTACCCATTATACTCCATCTCCATAGAATGTTTGTGGTGATATGAAACTAGATGTACCTTGATTATCTGCATCAAGTGCTCTTAACATTTCACTTTCATAAATTCTTTCTAATTCTTGTGTTCTTTCAGGTGAAACTTTCATACTTAAATAGTATGCAAGTCCTGACATCATACAAGGATAAAATCTATTTACAACATCTGATGTATGAGAATAACCACCAACATCTTGTATCTTTGCTAAATAATAAAAACAAAATTGAAAACTACTTGGTGTAGTTGTGCTTGATACACTTGAACTTGGTGTTGTATATAAAAAAATACTTGGGTTTAATTTTCTCTCTACATAATATTGTGAAGGAGTACCTTTAGTTAATTTGTTTGGTGTTTGTGAATATGTAGATCTATCTATTTTTGTAAGTGCAACATCTACTGGTGCTGTTGTTGTT